CGGTATAACCTCCCAAAACTGCGCAATCTTTTTACCTTGGTTAGCTTCATAGTTATCAATTATCTCTGCGCAATCATTTATACTTAATCCATCCAGCTTCCTTAGTTCATCTACAATCTCATCCTTTTCGGCATTGTCAGCTTTCATCGAATGTATAACCGAGGCATACTTATGTTTAATTTGCTTTCGCACTCGACCATATCCAGCATTCAATAATTCCTTAAAGCATTTTGTCCAGTCATTATTACAGTTTAAAAGGCAATAAATAGCACTTTTGCTATATGCTTTTTCACTTTCAAATTGGGTTGAGGTACTAAAGCAATAAAACTTATTTAACTCTTTATGATATGTCCCGGATGTTTTGCTGGAAGTATCGCCAGGTCTTTTTAAATGGAAACGTGTCGAATTTTCTGAGACAATTGTCCAGCCGTGTTTAGTAAATTCCGTTAGTACATCACCGCGCAAGTTATAATCGTCAAATGGACTATCAATAAAACTACTATCGTCAACATCCTTAATTTTTTTAGGAATTACAACCTCACTTTCTATCACCTGGTTAAATGATCGTGCAAGTGTTAAAAGTAAATCGCGCTCATCAGCAGTAATAACTATTGCTTCGGTTCGTTCACTTATAAATTCATAACCTGGTGTTGGAGGCGCAAGGCAATATCCTTTTTCAGCTTTAATCTCAATTAGCACTTTTACCTTTTCGTGGGGGTTATGCTCAACTTCCTCATCCGTGCAATAACGATTAGCTAACTTGCAATTTTTAGAACACTCATCTTCTATCCGGTAAATTAAGTGATAACCGTTACTTGGTGTGCGTACAATTACCAGTTTGTCAATTAGGTTTAATGAATGATTTTTGATGCATTCGATGTAATTTTCGTAGAGATTGCCTGATAAGTCATACTTGCAGTCGATGTCTATCATTTCACGACCTCCGCTCACTTTACCACCAATTGTCGCTATACCTTCAGCATCCTGGAAGTAAACTTCCGCATCAGCAATAGTCATTAATTCACTTTGAAATTTGGTCCAACTTTTAATGGTCGGAACTTTAAGCTTGTTTACCGGTATAACGCTGATACCTTGTTGTAAATAAGCAATAGCTTTTTTAATCATAATGGTAGAATTAATTAATTAAAATTTAATTGGGGATAAAGTTTACAAAAATAACTCTACCATTTATGATAGTATTTTCTTATTTTAATTAATAAACATTTATCCCAAATGTAAAATTATATTAAAAAAATACAATAGCAAGTAAAATAGTAATAGAGTTATTAACAAGGTAAAAGAAGGATGAAAGTATGCTTTTCCTATTATACTCTCCTTTTTACACTTTTATACTAAAATAGGCATTTTTTAATAAATAATTAGTAGATATAGAAAAAGTGCCTTCTTTACCTCCCACTTATTGAAAATCAATTTATTAAGATAGTCATTTGCCTTCCCAAATGCCTTCCAAAAGCCTTCCGCAGCCTTCCAAAAATCCTAAAAATGCCAAATTTTAAAAATCTTTAGGAAAAATATGCCTTCCCGGAATTCAAATGCCTTCCGCTAAAAAAAGGTGCATTTTGTTAATAACATATAAAAAGAAACCCATCTTTTGGATGGGTAAATCATCATTTTCTCAATGATTGGGGGTAAAATAAAGGGCGCATGAAGCGCCCCCTAACAACAATAAATAACAAAAAAACCTAAGGAAATAAATTAGTAGGTGCTGAATTTGCAACAACTGGAACCGCATCAAAGGTTGAACTTAGCACTTCGATGTAGTCAGCATTACACTGGATGTCGGTCTTTTTTTCTCCAGTTTTAGTTGTCCATTCAGACAATTCAATTCTACCTGATACGGCAACTTTTGATCCTTTAGTTAATTTAGGCAAAAGGTCAATTGCTTTACCTTGCGGATAGAATTTAACACATTTAACCCAAGTAGTAACCCATTGTCCAGCTTTGTCTTTTTTGCTTGACGCTGACACGCTGAACGATAAGATTTGATACTCGGATGTGTTGTTAACGATGGCATCTTGACCTATCGTCCCAGTAACATTAGCTTGTAACATATTTCAAATAATTTCTTCAAAGTTAACCTATTGCATCGACAACTCCAAAATTCTATTCTTTTTATAAGCTATCATTTTAGTTACCGCATCGCGTGAAGCTTCAGTATTTGCAGTGCGTAACCTCAAATGCTTTGTTAACTCTTCGACTTCTTTTTTGAGTTTTTCGATTTTAATTTCTTTTTCCATAATTCTGTTAGATAAGTATCAATTAAACGATTTCTTTCTTGCAAGGTGTTTATTTCTTGCTGGTGCATATTGATCCTGATAGCATCGTGAAATTCGTGAATTGTGTAATCGTTATTAATTAAGATTTTTTCCCGATATGCATCCATTTTTTCCATGTGCATAAGTTGAGCTTCGAGGTTAGCCTCATACTCATTTTTAAGACGCAGTTCCGTCATATTCAAGTAGTATTAAATGGTTATCAATTTCAATAATTCTAAAGAAGTAAAATTCATCTTTGACAATAATGGTAATGTTAGAGTTACCCCAAATGGTCCATGCAATATCTCGCCAGGTAAGTTTAGCAAGTTCATCTCGTAATTGCATTACTAAGCTGTCGCGCTCTCTTTTAGACATCTCCTCGAAAGGAAACTCATTTAGTTTAAATATAAATTTCATCGTCAAACTTATTTATTTTCATTATTTCTTTTGCCATCTCTTCCAAGGTCTTTTTCGATACCATAGGTTTAAAGTAAAGTTCAAGTTCCAACTTTCTGCGTTTAACAAGTCCATTTGATTTGCGCCCAGCTGAGTTCACCCATTTTACCCAGTGCATTTTAATTGCTTCATCATTTGGATTAGCATTTAATACGGTCATCAATGTAGATTTGCGCAGCGCATTCCAACCTATGTTATAACATAAAGATATTAACGCATCATATTGATTTTGATTAATGTCAGCCGTTAAGAATGAATTTACCTGGTCCTCAAAAAGCTTCACCATATTTTTAAGCAATATAGTAGCCTCTTCTTTAGTTATACTTTCGTCATTCATTGTCACCTTTGTACCATCCAGGTAAAAAGTCGCGCCATAACCAATAGTCGGTACACCTGAAGTACACTTATATGGCTTTGGACAAAAGCCTTCAAAAAATTTAATTAGATTAATCCCGTTTTCGCTTATTCTCATAAAATTCAAGTATTAGTGATATTATAATTCCTATTCCCATTAGTGGCATTATGTATAGTGCCATTTTAATTAGTGTTTCCATTTTGAAAGTTATAAATTAGCATTAGCCATTGTTGGCTATCGATGCCGTAATTTCTTAAATAATAATTAACCGGTAGTGCGCTGGTGTTTGCAATGCCATAATATGGATTCCAAAAAATATAATTAGGACGGTAAGCAAAATAACACCACTGGAAGTTATAAAGTTTAGCAGCGTTAATTACATCCTGGACATATGCTCCACTATTTTTTGCCCATCTAACCGCGTTAAACTCACCCAAAAAGATAGGATAGCCATATTTCTTACTCCACTCCGAAACCACCTTAAATCGCTTTAAAATAGTGTCTGCGTTAAAATTTTCATTCGGGTATAAAACTCCTTTCGGTCTATTATCCAAACCTTGGTGCGTATATGTGAAAGGTAAGTACATATGGAAGTTATACATTAGCTTATCATCAATTATTTTAAACGGCACAAATTTGCCATAATTGGTAGGCATTCCCCACGGACCAGGTGTAAGGATGAAATAAGCATTTTGATCACGTTGCCTAACTACTTCTAAAGCTTTAATGTAAAACTCTTCCAAACGTGGAGGAGTTATAACACGACCACTATCAATTAGCACCGGTTCACCAATAAATTCATATGCATAAACTTTATTAGCAAACTTCTCTACTACCTTACTTACATTATAGTAAGCATTATTTAAATTTTCATCCGTCCAAAAAGCTGGTAATTCATCTGAAAGTTCAGGTGTAAGTAGTACCTCATTAAATGCTATCACGGGTAAAATTCCCACTTTATTACACTCGTCCACTATTCTTAGCGCCCATCCCAATTCCAAATTAAATGCTAATTTAGGAGTTACATTT